ATAAATGAATTTTCATATAGATCATCAATAAATTCAAGTAATATTTTATTATGTTCTTTTAAGTTTTTACTCATTATTAACCTCAATTTCTTCTATATCTTGAATTTCATTATCTTGTAATTCTATGCCATGTAATTCACTATATTGCTCTTTTAACTTTTCAATATAATCTGATTTGCTATCAGCTTCTAAATTGTTAATTGAATAAGTAATTATAACCTTTGAATAATAATTTTTCATTGTCTTTTATCCTCGCTTTCTTTCTTTAGCATCTGATATAACTTAAAAGATATATAAAAGAATATAGCTAATGATATGATGTCAATGCCGTCCAGGCCTCGTAATATCATTATTCGCCACCATGTTTTATAACTTCTCTTTGCTTACAATTTGGGATAGTTATAAATTTAATAGGTAATTCAGAGTTAAAACCTTTTAAACCTAAATACTTTTTGACTTGTTGTTCACCATGTGAAGAATCACCATATTGCATTATCAATTTATATTCTTTCTCATTTTCTATATCGTCTATAGAGGCTGAAAAATAAGTATTGCCATAGGTTTTATCTCGCCATTCTTTAATGGTTGCTATATATTTAATTTGCATTAGATACCTCTTTTTCTAAGCCTAAAATAATATTAGCCATAAAATTAAAATAGTTATTACAAACTTTGTCATATAACTGATCTGAGGGATTAGGATCTATTGATCCCATTTTAACAGCTAGTTCAACAATATCATGATTATAAAAATCTATTGGTAAAGCCAAACCGCTTAACCATTCTGACATTGCTTTATACTTGCCTTGTCTTTGGATATTCCAACTATACTCAGAATTAAAGCGATCAAATATATAATTGATCTTTTCTTGATCTGTTGTTAATTCTCTATCATCACTGTATACGCAATCTAGAATATACTGACGATAGTTTTTCTTATACTTCGTATGATGTACTTTAGTCATTCTTTTCTCTCTTTCATTCAATAACAATAATCAGTTATTGATAAAAGGACCTATAAAGATCCTTTTATAAATATCTAATCAGAAATATTTTCTAAATATCGAATATCTTTTCTTGTTTGTCTTAATGCACTAGCTAAAGTATGGAAATGAAATGTAGTTCTGTAATTGATGCCATAATCATCAATAGAAATTTCTATTGCACCATTTCTATAAGTTTGAATTGAAGCTAGGTATTTACCAAAAATATAATGAGTATCGTAATCAATGGGAAAGTTCATTTATAAACTCAATTCTTTTTGGGTAAATGTATACCCCAGCTCTTTTAGTATTTTAATTGCTGATTGACTGAACGTCTTTTGATTAGTTAAAGAACAAAGTTTTGATGCCTTGTCACATACTGGATATATAAGATCGTTACCATATACAGTTTTAAGTTCTATTGTTAAGTTCATGTTTTTTCTCTCTTTCATTCAATACATTAGGTATTGATATAAAGGCCCTTGGACCTTTATATAAATATCTATGAATGTGTTTCAGTTAATCGATCACAAAAATTGTCTATCCAATCACATACAATATAATCTGAAATATCTTCAGCTGAGTGTTCATCATACTGTTTGATATATTTAACCCATTTATGATCTGAAAAAATGATAACCGCTTGATTGTATATATTTTCTACAAAATCAACTGTACCATTGATCTTATTTGTAAATTGCCAGTTATCATAATCATCTGGATCATCTTCATTAGGAAACAGATTTTCGCCACTTTGTTGGACTAACCATTTAAGGTTTTGCTTCTTAGCTTCTTGTAATAGAAGTCTTAAGACGTTTGCTTTACTTGTCATGTTTTTTCTCTCTTTCATATATAAATGATTATTCATATATTAAATTGTTTTGCAAGTAATAAATTGTAAAAAGTGGAATTAATTGTATTTTATGGGTAATATTGAGTAATACATATTATATATAAATTTCCGCTAATTCTTACCCAAATAAATTAAATTATTAATGAAATACTATTAATTAAGTAAACAAGTACAGAAATATGGATAGAGAAGTAGTAAGAAAGACTTATAGAAGAATAAAGGTTGTTTGTTTGGATATTGTTGATTTGATTGGGTTATATTGTAGGACCATTAAATTGTATTTCAGTGGTAGGATCTAACATCATAAAAAACTAAAAAACATTTATCAAAGCTCTTAAAGGACCAACACAATATATTTTATTGTATAAATATATAAATTATGCGTGTTTTATGCGTGTAAATATACAAAAAGCTATATAAATCAACACTTAGAACATCATTGACAATTATTTCTAGCTAAAAACACAAAATTTAGCCTAAAAATATTTGCGACAACCCCCATCGCTTTTTTTTTTATAATTATACTACCCATTTCAACCCAGAAACCATGTCCTAAAAGGCTTGGTGCTGGTGAGAAGAATCGAACTTCCTACTTCATTCTTACCAAGAATGCACTCTACCAATGAGTTACACCAGCATGACGATAGACTTTACTAAATATAAAAAAGATTTACCAGAAGGTAAAATACATTCAGAACTGACTATTCTGAATTGGACACGACATCAACAAGAACAAAATAGGATCTGTCTATACTGTGATAGTTGGGGTTCTTTTGCTATACAGCCAAAAGATGCCTACAGACAGTATTACTTCCTATGTGGAGATCATTATAGTGGTAAAAAAAAAGAAAAAATCAAAAAAAATTGATGTGTTCACCTTAATGGTGAAGCACATGAACGACAAGACACCTGTCAAACAAAACTCAGGGAGGGGTTTAGTTACAGACAGCACAGTGGCACGAATACAGGATATATATGGTGGGGATAAGAAAGCTGATGAATGAACACCATAACCATTCCGTATAAGCCTAGAGAATTACAACAACAAGTTCACAAGAACCTAAAAAGATTTAACGTATTAGTTTGTCATAGACGTTTTGGTAAGACAGTTCTCACAGTCAATGAGCTGATTAAGAAGTGCCTACAATGTCCTCTACCACGACCTCGATATTATTATATAGCACCGACCTACAGTATGGCAAAAAGGATCGCATGGGATTACTTGAAATACTATACATCGGTCCTCCCTAATATGGACTACCATGAAACAGAATTAAGAGCGGAACTACCCAATGGTGGTAGAATACAACTACTTGGTTGTGAACGACCACAAACACTAAAAGGTTTATATATTGATGGTGTTGTCTTAGACGAGGTGGCACAAATGCCACCGAAAATGTGGACTGAAGTAATCAGACCAGCACTATCAGACAGAGAAGGATTTATGATTGCGATTGGTACTCCTCAAGGTCATAACTCTTTCTTTGATTTGTATAATCATGGTATGCACAATGATGGTTGGTATGCCACGAAGTTTAAGGCATCAGAAACTAAAGTTGTCAAAGAAGAAGAACTAGCCGAAGCAAAGAAATTAATGCCTCCTGAGATATACGAGGCAGAATATGAATGTAGTTTTGAAAGCTCTGCAATCGGAGCTATCTACTCACAAGGACTGAATAAAGCCGATGAAGATGGCCGAGTAACAAAAGTACCATATGATCCGACATTAAAGGTATCTACCTTTTGGGATCTGGGAATGGCCGATAAAACATCAATATGGTTCGTTCAGCAAAAAGGCACAGCAATACACCTTATAGACTACTTCGATGATAGTGGTGAATCCTTAGAATACTACGCCTCAATCCTCCAAGATCGAGGATATGTGTACGACACACACTACCTTCCTCATGACGCTAATGTTCGAGAGATTGGAACAGGTAAATCACGAGTAGAGATCGCACAGAGTTTAGGTCTATCGACCAGTATTGTACCCAAGATGAGTATAGAAGATGGAATTAACGCAGTCAGAATGACCTTATCACGATGTTATTTTGACTTTGAAAAGACAAAAGATGGATTAGATGCCTTGAGACAGTATCGATGGGCTGTCAATGATAGAGGAGAAAGCAAAAATAGACCGCAACACGACTGGACATCACATAGTGCAGACGCATTTAGGTATTTATGTACTGGATTACAGGAAACGAAAAACTGGTCTACGCAGATTAATTATCCGAAGCTAGGAATTGTATAATGAAATTAACAAAAGAAAGATTAAAAGCACTTATATCGCAAGAGATTACAAACTCATTAGGTTTTTATGGGGGTGAATTATCTTCGCAACGTAAAAATGCACTAAAATTTTACTTAGGAGAGCCTCTTGGTAACGAAGTAGAAGGTCAATCACAAGTCAGATCACAAGATGTACTCGAAGTGGTTGAAAGCATACTGCCTAGTATGATGAGAATCTTTACACAAGGCGAAAGTATCGTCAGATTTGAGCCAACAGGCCCAGAAGATATTGCGTATTCTGAACAAGCATCAGATTACATCAATCATATCTTCAATAAAGACAACAATGGCTACAGTATCTTACACACAATGTTTAAAGATGCCCTTATTTCTAAAAATGGCTTTGTAAAATACTATTGGAAAAGAGATAAAGAGCAGAAAAAAGAGTCTTATGAGAATTTAACGACTGCTGAGTATCAATCTTTAATTGCAGATTCTGAAGTAGAGGTTATTGAAGTTGAAGAAGGCGATATCGATATTGATTTAAACAATATTGACTCCAACGAAACTAAATACAACGTTACTGTTCAACGAGTAAAAGAATATGGTCGTGTATGCGTAGAAAATGTTGCACCAGAAAGTCTTTTAGTCAGTAAAACTGCTACAAACATGGAAGATTGCAACTTTATTGGACAAAGAGTTTTTAAAACAAGATCAGAACTTATTAGTATGGGTTTTGACAAGAAGATTGTCAATGAACTCCCTGTAGCTGATGAAGAAATTTACAACACAGAGGCTGTTACAAGAAGATCGTATGACGATGAGACGATGCCTCAAGAATATCAAAACGTTGATCCTTTATTGACACGAGTATCAGTCATTGATTGCTATATGAAGTGTGATTATGACAACGATGGTATCGCAGAACTAAGACACATTGTAGTGGGTGGATCAGCACCCAATACTTATCACATTTTAGAAAATGAACCCATAGAGCAAATACCTTTTGCGATGGTAACTGCTATTCCTATGCCACACAGATTTTATGGTTTATCTATCTATGATTTAATTGGCGATGTGCAAGAGATTAAGACTACCCTCCTAAGGCAAACTCTTAATAACGCCTATCTACAAAACAATGCTCGTACAGTTGTAGTAGATGGGCAAGTAAACATAGACGATCTCCTTACTTCCAGAGCAGGGGGAATAGTTCGTGCAAAGTCAGCAGGAGCAGTGACTCCCCTTGCCTCCCCAAACTTTATGCAAGAGGGTTTAGCTATGATGGATAAGGTAGACAACATTCGTGAGTCACGATCAGGTGTATCAAAAGTACAAATGGGCCTTGATAGTGATGTCATTAACAAATCTCACACTACAGCAACCAGTGCGAATGTGATGATGAACGCATCAACACAAAGAATAGAACTGTATGCTCGTAACTTTAGTGAAGGTGTTAAAAGAATGTTTCAAGGTATCTTACAATTAGTTTGTAAATACCAAGATCAAGAAAGAATTATTAGATTACGCAATCAGTTTGTACCGATGAACCCTAGAGACTGGCACGACAAATACAATGCAACAGTACAAGTAGGATTAGGCACAGGATCACAAGATCAACGACTCGAAGTATTAGGTCGTGTGTTAGCAGTACAAGAAAAACTTATTGCTACTGGTGGTATGGGCATCGTAGATCCACAAAAAATCTACAACACTTTAGAGAAATACTTAGAAAATGCTGGGTACAAAGATGCTTCTCAATTCTTTAACAATCCATCGACTAAACCACCACAACAACCAAAACAAAAAAAACCTGATCCAACACTACAGTTGGCACAAGCAGAATTACAAAGACAACAGCAAAAAGATCAAGCTGAGTTGCAATTAAAAGCTAGAAAACAAAAAGTAGATGAACAAATCGAAAGAGAAAAACTCAATCTAAATCAACAAAAACTAGCAACAGAAATTTTAAAGACTGAAGAAGGTAATCAAATACAAAAAGAAAAGTTAGCTTCTCAAATATTAAAGGAAGGTATTAATTAATGTTTCAACCATTTGGATCAAGTAGTTTAGCACAAGGAATTATTGACTCAAAATTATCAGGTGTATCAGCATCAACACCGATGCAACCACAAGATATGAATGAGTTTGGTGTATTTAGAAACCCTTACTCACCTGAAGGCTTTTATGCTAATCAAACTGACGTAAGTCCAAAACCAGCATTTACTCCTCCCTCTAGTGACGAGCAAGGCAATCCAGTTTGTGATAACGCAAACGGATATTATTTTGATCCAGTAACACAATCATGCAAACTTGTTGAAAGCGAACAGGAAACAACAAACGAAAGTAATGGTGGCAATCAAACACAACCTATATATCAAGGTGTAGGTAGTATTGCTAGTCCGACACAGAATGCTTTTATGAACTTAGGATTAGGTGCTGAAGGTTTAACAGCAGACACAGCTAAATCATATTTTGGATCAGGTGAAATAAATCCTTATGGTACAGGATTGAGTGGTATGTTTAGAAGATTTACTCCAATGGGCCAACTATCAACTGCATTTGATGTAAATAAATTAATTAATGCTGGTGTTATTAACAGATCAGATAATGGAACACTGACTTTTGCTAAAGGTGGTAATTTAAGACTAGCACAAACAAATCAAGCCTTTGAACAAGACCTAGCAAGAAAACAAGGATTAAACTTAGATGCACAAGCAGAAACACCTTATGCAGTAGATGCTACAGGCAATCCAATTTATCTAAAACAAAGCAGAGGCGATAAAGCTGATGATGTTGGTACGATAAATTTAGGTGGTAGAGATTCAAGGCCATTCCAATCTAATTATGGTGCATCTCAAGTAGTTTCTTATTCACCACCAGATCCTAATAGACAAAAAAGTGCTAGTGAAAGAACTTTTAATTTTAAACAACAGTCAAAAAAATTATCAGACTTTAATAACAAATATAGATAGTAATGGCAGACAACGAACAAAAAAGAAGTCTTGAAGCAAAACAAGTATTAGAACACCCTTTATTTATAGAAGCAGTAAACAAAATTCGATCCGACCTTAATCAAGAATGGTTAAGTAGTGATCTACAAAATTCAGAACAGAGAGAAAACATTTTTGTCATGAGAAGAATGTTGGAACTCGTTGTGATGCAAATCCAGTCAATCATGGAAACTGGTAAAATCATAAAAAAATAGGAGAAATAAATGGCAGAACAACCAGTAATGGATTCTGCAACAGAAACTCCCAGTGAATCTGTTGCACCAAAGCCTACGTCTCGAAATGTAAACGAGACCGCAGAACACTTGAATACCCTGCTAAACGCCTCACAGGCTCAAGAGACTGCAAGTGAAGAATCAACAAAAGAAGTAAGCGACTCGGAAACGAATATCGAAGATGCTTTTGAAGATGATGAACTAATCGATCAAATTGAAGATGAGCAACCATCTGAGAGTAGTCAGGAACTTTATAAAGTTGTTGTCGATGGACAAGAACAAGAAGTCACCCTTGATGAACTCACGAAAGGTTATTCTCGACAAAGTGATTATACTCGCAAAACTGAGAAGCTTTCTCAAGAAAGAAAAACTCTTGAGGAAAAGAACGCAGAAGCTCTTAGAAGAAGCGAGGAGGCTAAAATCAAACGAGATGAATACGCACAAAATCTTCGTATGTTGTCTGAACAATTAAATGCAGAACCACAAGTTGATATGGATCAACTATATAGAGACGATCCTGCTGAGTATGTTAGAGTTAAGGCTGACCAAGATAAACGCAAAGAATTATTACAAGCGTCTATCCAAGAACAGCAGAGATTACAGGCTGAAAAACAAGTTGAGAATGATAAAAAATATCAAACTTATCTTGCTGAACAGCGTGAACTACTTACTCAAAAACTTCCGATCTATGCAGATAAGAACAAAGGTCCAGAGTTTGTTAAAAACTTAACAAACTATGCCAAAGATATTGGTTATACCGATCAAGACATAGCACAACTTGTAGACCATAGAGCAGTAATTATGTTAGCTAACGCTTATCGATACGATAAGTTAAAAAAAGCTAATTTAAAAAATAAAAAAGTTACTAAAGTTTCTAAGGTCGTGAGTTCTTCCAGTGCAAAAGTTCAAGATGATGATGAGATTGCAAAGCGTATGAAATCTAAAAAGGCAACTCTAAGAAAAACAGGAAAAGTAAATGATGCTGTTTCTGTTTTACAAGAGATGTTTTCTCAATAACAACAACATAGAAAGGAATAAGTAATGGCACAACCAACCAATACTTTTGATACCTATGATGGTGCAAATTCTATAAGAGAAGATTTAGCTGATGTAATTTACAATATTTCACCGACTGAAACTCCTTTTATGAGCAACGCATCAAAAGGTACAGCAACAAACACACTTTACGAATGGCAGACAGACTCACTAGCTGACGCTGGTGCAAACGCACAAATCGAAGGTGACGACTACACAGGCGATGCAAGAACAGCAACTGTGAGACTTAACAACCACACACAAATCTCTGCAAAATCAGTAACGATTTCTGGTACTGACGATGCAGTCGATAACGCTGGTATGTCTACACAGATGGCTTATCAACTTGCAAAGATGGGTAAAGAAATCAAGCGAGACATGGAAAGAGCATTAGTAGGAATCGAAAATGCAAAAGTCGCTGGTAACGCATCAACTGCAAGAGAAACTGCTTCTGTTGGAACATGGTATGGTGGTAACAAACCAGGTACATCATCTTCTGCTGATAACTATTCAGTAAATGGTTCACCATCAGCTGAACCAGCTGGTACAGGTGCAACAGCAATCGCTGGTGGTACAAACAGAACTTACACAGAGCTATTATTAAAAGCTGGTCTTTTAAAAGCCTTTGAATTAGGTGGAGAGCCTGAGACAGTAATGATGTCACCATCACACAAGCAACTAGCTTCAGCTTTTAATGGAGTTGCAACGAAATACAAAGATGCGAGTGACAGAGTATCAATCGGTACTACTGATATTTATGTATCTGATTTCGGTGAGGTAGCTTTCGTACCAAACAGACATCAAAATGCAAACAGAGTAGATATCCTTCAAATGGATATGTGGTCAGTGGATTTCCTAAGACCATTCCAAACTACTGATCTTGCAAAGACTGGTGACTCTGACAAGAAGTTACTCTTAGCTGAGTATGCTTTATGTGCAAAAGCACCAAACGCAAACTACGGAATATTTAACTTAACTGCATAATTGTAGCTAAAGGACTGGGGGTGTTTCATGCACCCCCTTTACATATAGAGAGGAACAAATGGCAATATTCACAAACAAAAAACATACATCAAGGTTGTTTAAGGTTGTAGCTAACGCTGTAAAATCAGACCAAATGATTTCTAAAGGTGATGGTAAGAAACAATCTAAGCAAACATCAATGGGTGATCGTAAATACGATCCCATGTTAAGCATTTCAGGTAATCAAGGTCTATCTATGAAAGATACTGTTGATGCGATGATAGCTAAAGCAATAAAGTAATGGCAAAAATATTCTCACTAAACGATTCTAACGATCAGTCATCAGTCAAGACTAATCTTATTGTTGATGAAGCTGAGAATAAAATACATATTGAAAACTATCAAGATCCAGCAACGATAAAAGAAATATTAGATGCTAATAAAGTAGCACAAAACGAAGGTGCATATAAAGCAAAAGCATTTCAGAATGAAAAAGGGTATCGTGTAGCTAGACTACCTAACATTGTAGTTCATCAATTAGCGAAGCAAGGCATCTTACATTATAATGGAAAAGTCTTAGACAAGACTAGATTTTTTCGTTGGTTAAACGACTCTGATAACAGACATTTTAGAATATATACAGGTAACTTATAATGGCATTAGACACATACTCCAATCTGAAAACTACGATAGCAAACTATTTAAACAGAGACGATCTAACTGCTTATTTAGGTGACTTTATTACTCTTACTGAAGCAAGATTAAATAGAGAGCTACGAGTGAGAGAAATGGTAAACACTGATACATCAATAACAACTGTTGCTGGTACACAAAGTTATTCTTTACCTTCAGGTTATATAGAAGCAACAACTGTGATATATCAGAGCGATCCATATTGCACATTAAGATTTATAAACAACAGTGATTTTTACAACAAGTATAATGTCAGTCAAAGTAGAGGCAAACCTACATATTTTACTATTCTCGGTACAAATATTCTTTTAGGTGTAGCACCTGACTCCGCTATTACCTTACAAATAAACTATTATAAAAACATAACTGCATTATCAGATAGTAATGCAACAAATGATATTCTTACTAATTACCCTGAACTATATTTATATGGTGCATTAGCAGAGTCAGCACCTTTTATTATGCAAGACGAAAGAATTAATACATGGGCAACTTTATACAAAGAGGCTATTAAGAATGCTAACGAAACATCATCAAGAGGTTCAACCACATCTTCACCTTTACAGATGTCCACACCACAGGTGGTGTAGATGATTGAGTTTGGTGATTTACAAGCCGATCTTCCAACATACCAAAACTCAGGTGCGTTGGTTGTAGATAATGTCTTACCTCTAGCTAAAGGTTATAAAAGCCTAGCTGGTTTTCAGGCCCTCAGTGGTACTGGATTAACAGGAAGTGCATTAGGTTTATTTACAAGTTTTAGTGCTAGTGGTTCTACGAACTATGCTGGTGATGCTACTAAATTATATCAGATGGACTCCTCACTAGTCTTTCAAGATAAAAGTAAATCAGGTGGTTATAACAATTCTACGACAGAAAACGCTAGAGACTTTTGGGCCTTCACACAGTTTGGCTCAAACATTATTGCTACTAACTTTGCAGACAACATACAAAAGTTTGAAGAAGGTGTAGATAGTGCCTTTAGTGATCTTGTATCATTAAAAGCTAAATACATCGCAGTGATTAGAGACTTTGTAGTATCTGGATATACTACAGAAAGTTCTACAACCTATAACCAACGAGTAAAGTGGTCAGGTATTAATGATAGTTCTACATGGACACCTAGCCAAGCTACACAATCAGGTTTTCAAGACATTGTAGGATCACATGGTAATATTCAAGCCATCGTAGGTGGTGAAAGTGCTGGTGTGATCTTTATGGAGAAAGCTATCTACAGAATGGAATATGCAGGTACTCCGTTAATCTTTCAGTTTAATAAAATAGCAGATAACATTGGAGCATTTGCACCTAAGTCTGTTGCTTCTTACGGAAACATGGTTTTCTTTTTAGCACAAGATGGTTTTTACAAACTCACTGGTGGACAGCAATTAACACCCATTGGAAATGGTAAAGTTG